ATATATCATAAACACCGTCTATGTGCTGGAGATCGTAATTGATTAAGGTTGTTGAAATAACTGAATGGACCTCGCAGGCTATCTCTGAACTAAAGTTAGGAACAAATGTTTGAGTCTCACACTCCTGCTCACCGTTGACCATCATACACAGGCCCACTAGATAACCCCACATTAGATTGCTTGTCTATATAGTTCGTGCAGGTCTGAATTAGCACCACTTGAGTTACGAGTCATTTGGACCAGACGTTTCTTCATCCAATTTTGATCGCTGGCTGTTAGTCTAGGTTGTTGCACCATCCTACGCATTTTCATTTGATCTGCATCCAACCCTGATATCCTGCGTTGTAGTATCAACATCAATTGTGCAAAGTCATTTGAGTTTAATGTGCCAGAAGCCATGTCTCTGAATACACGTTTGATACGCATCTCAGGAAGGACGATGTCCCAGTTGTTGTATATCCTGTCAGCATATTTCTTCTGTTCCATGACCATGACAATCATATTGTATAGGTCAGGCATACTAGGACGGAATCCGTTGAAGTTTAGGTTGCTGACAATTTCACCTGCATACTTCATTGCCTTGGCCTTGTCTAGATCGTATAGTCCACGGAGCAACAATAGATGGTTGAACATGGTCTTTGCTATGTCATCAATCTTCATACCAGTCAACTGATTGAGTCGACGATACATCCTTGATTCATCTAATTGCTGTAGGAATTCCATTATTGTAAATTCTTCGCAAAGTTTGATTTTGAGAAACGCAAACGATCAACGAGCTTGATGCCACTAGCAACATAACCCTCGTGTCCTGGTTCGCCATCAATGGTTGCACGGATACCTGATCCTTCCCTGTCTAGTTCTCGGACCATACGTGTTTTGATCGCGGCTATCATTCTAAAGATAGCAAACACTGCTGTCACTGCCTGTTGATTTTCTGCTACCACTTGTTCTATTCTCTTCTGCTTAGGCTCACTGACCTTTGTCTTTGTAAAGTCGATAAAGCCCTGTGCCATATTCTCAAAGTTACCTTCTCTGACCTTGAAGTTAGCATACTGTTTCATCAGTGCAGGTAGGTTCGCCAATTGATACTCTCTCAATGTCTGAGGATTGAATATTGCATCAATCTTTTGACTGTTCTTTCTAACTGTTTGTTCTATCTGTCTAAGTTCTTTTACGGGCAAGTCCAATTCAACTGTGGTAGTCATCTTAGGACTTACAAATAAGACATCACCCTTACCAAGTTGATCAATGTCGCTGAAGGGAACACCTGCGTCCTCTTGGTCTCGTTTGTAGGTATGTATAGCAACACCTGCCGATGATTGAGCTATGTCTTGGCCAACATCTGAATCCTTGTCAATTGAGTATGTGACAGTGTTTGGTGTGAACGTATAGTTGCCACTAACTTCTTTAGGTTTGCCTGCATACAATAGATCTCCCATGACATATCCTTTCATGTTTGAGGGAGTCTGTGCTTCTAGTCGTGGCCATAAGAACTTGTAGACATTGACTAGTTCTGTCCTATCGCCACCACGTTGTTGCATGATCTTTTCTAGTTCCTCAGGTGAACGTGCCATGCCCTGATAACCTTTTGCTGTAAAGCCTGACTTATCTGTTAACACGAACCTGCCTTGTGGATCACGGCCAAATATGATCGCTGGCTTACCATCCCATTTGATTGTGATGTCCTTGGTTTGATCAGGAAGTTGTTGTAGTTTTGTCAACGCTGTGAGAGCACCCTTTGATCCATAGTCAAATATCATATCCTCTGGATGTTCAATACGAGCACCTTCAACTATCACACTCATACCTTGATTGACAATGCGATCTCTTAGGTTACGCATGATGTTGGTCTCAGTCATGGCATCTAGATTGAGGCCTTCCTTGGCCAATGTCTCCCTAGCATCTGCTATCAGTTTCTCGTAGTCTGGATCTGATTTAAGTTTGCTGACTATTGACTCAACTGACACTAGGTCCTTTTCTGTGCCACCTACTAGTATCCTTGCTATCTCATCTGGATCTTTTGAAATGGGTTTATCTGTTTCTCTGGCCAATAATCCATTCTTGACTGAAAACTTCATACCTCTTGCACGAGCTATACTTGCCAGAACTATTGCTCTGTGTTTGCCCTTAAACTCTGAACCTGCTGGTGCACCTGACAATGCCCACTTCTGCCACTGTGGCTCACCGAACATAAAGTCTGTCTGCACAAATCCATTTAATGCCTGTCCATTGATAGGTGTCCTGTAGTGGACTGAGTCGCCAGTCTTGGCAACATAGTCTCTAACTTCTAAGCCTTGCTTTTGAACGTGTTGTGCCAGTTGGTTATATAGATCTTGTTTAGCCACTGACTTAACATCAACTGCTAGGTCCAAGTCGCCTGATGATTGTGCTATGCCTGTGGAGCCTAGCATATTCTGTAGAAGCGGAAGTCCTGTAAGTTTCTCTAGATACTTTACAGTTGGTTGGACGTCTTGTTTGTTAATTCTCTGTGTTTGGGGATTTCCATCAGCGTCCTTGAATACATTACCGCCTTCTAGTATGATCATTGTTATGCACCGTCGATCATTTTGTTGATTTCGTCGTATCCTTTTTCACCTGGCTGGATTGGTTTGCCACAGACATAAATCGTTTTGCCCACTTTCTTTGTATCATCCTTGCAGACTTTACCACCCTGTGCATACATTACGTTACTGGCTTTTTCTTGTTCAGTGCCTTTGATGCCAAGTTTACTTGCCTGTTGTGCTATTGTTGCAAACGATGCACTTTGTTGATTGATGTCATCCGTTGCTAAGATCTTGGCTTTCATACCTGCTATGATCTTTGCTTCATCCCGATCTTCAGGACCAACATCGTATCTTACCAAGATGTTATCCTGAACAAACTTCTCTAGGTGACGTTGAAGGTCCTGTGCGGATAATTTTTCAAAATTATTCTTTCTCTGTAGATTCTGTTTGTAGATGTTCCACTGTTTGGCCGCAACCTTACCAAAGTTTGCTATGCTGGTTTCTGTGCTCTTGGGTAGGCCTAGTATCTCATTAATCTTCATCTTTGCGTCTCACTGATCTATAGAATTTCTGTGGATCACGAGCTTTGATGGCATTGATGAATTTACGCTGTAGGTCATCAGCATGTTCTCTGTCATACGCGGCATCAATCTGTTCAAACAGATTGATCGCTGACTGTATGATGTTACTTCCACGGCTCTCCATGAGGTGTTTCTTGTCCTTGGTGATGTGCAAGTCATTCAGTTCGTCAAGTATGCTCCTGGTCTTTTTCTGCATTATCAAAATCTCGTTAGTGATAGTATTTATCAAGTCTCGTAGACATAATAGTTGTTTAGATTTGCCTCATGTTCTGCTTCATGAAATACTTCTGCTTCAAAACTTTTCAATAGATCAGATTCATACAGAAACGAGTTTTGTTCTTTCCAACGATCAATTGATTTTTTCCAATCATACGCACCGATGAAATTAATAAATTCAGGTTTAAGCTCAACTATATCTGAAAATTCTATGTTAATGACCTTATCAGATTGTATTGGTTCAAATGGTATTAGATAATTTTTAGCAGTTGACCGGGCCTTATCCCTATAATTCTGAACTGTTTTTTGTGATTGCCAAGGTTCACTGGGAATGTAGTAGTGTTTCACAGATCTGATCCATCTATATAATCTACTCTTGTAAGTTGCTGTTGTGATATTAAGGATTTTATCTATAGAATTTAGAGGAGTATTACCTAACCAACAGTGTGTGCCTATCCAGCTATCTCCATTGGATTCTTTTAACTTACTAAAAAATAAATCCTGATCAAATTTATCAAACACGGTATCACTATCGCCAATCTTGCCAAGATTATGTTGGTGGCTATGTATTCCGCCGTTGTATGAACTAATTTCAGAAAATGTTCCATTTAGTATATCGCAGAGCAGACCGCCGCAGGTGTAATGTGGGAAAGAAACTAATTTATACATTTGAAATTTTCTCACGTAGATCGTTCCATTTTTCATCTCTATCTGGATCATAGGCAACAAAGTTAACATTCTCGACGAGATCAACGATCTTTTGATCAAGCTCGATGTTTAGTCGAGGTAATATGTTTTCCTTAAGATAATTTAAATGAACGATAGGCGTTGGTTGAACTTCATTACCTCTATTGGAAAACTTTTGAGAATATGATTCCATACCATCAGTGTCGATCCAGGGTAATAGTTCTGTATCCTCGTCGAGGAAATCGATCGGATATGTTGAAAAGTATAGATGCTTAATTCCCAAAAATTTTAATGTATATGACAGGGCTATAGCAAACAGTTTAGATCTATTCTGCGACTGAATGGGTCCAACCAGTCGATGGTAATCTTTAATTATTTCCTGATCAGATGCACTTGAGCTCCACCATGTTTGATCAAACACTGTTTTATCTATGTCACTATATACAGAGTCTGCCTGTTTGACAGATTCAGAATAAGAGTCTTCGATAATCTTATCAAACCTATCAGACTTAGCCCACTGAACTAAAAATATGTCATTGGAGTTTGCCTTTAAAGCGGCCTTAACTGCACAATTAAAGATAAACTCATTGCCGGCACCAACATGACCATAGTTTTCCACGGAATCGGTGATCGCATCTAACAGTTGAGGCCATTCAGGCCAGATATGTCCTGATGCAAACCCGTCGCCAAATGTATAAATTCTCATCGTGTTTTGATTTGATTTAACAAGCTCTTGAGTTTTGAACTCTGAACTTCTGCTGTCACTTTCTTTTCTTCTTGGGGGTGTTCTGTAGATTCTGTTGCTTCTACACCAGCAGTTGATTTGACAGACTTCATGATATCCTTGCCACTTGGTTGTGATGCTTGATATCCTTGCTGAGCTTCTTCACCTAGATCAGTGATTCTCAATGTTTCTACATTGAACTCCAAGTCAACCTTCATACCAACACCTGAACTTGACCTAGTCTTCATTAACTGTAATTGATATCTGCCACGCTCACGCATAGCACGGCTTGTAAAGATACCGAACACATTATCAGCAGTGTTGATCTTACTCAACCCACCTGCGATGTGACTGTGATCAAACTCTACCTCTTCAACAGCACCCCTATTCAACTGTGAAGCAGTTACAAACACGATGTCTAATTCTTTTGCTAAGTTTCTTAGTTCCTCAGACACATACTTGTCTTTGACAAACAAGTCATTTGGCGATACTTTAGCACTCACAGGCATCAACAAATCCAAGTAGTCAACACACAGGAAGTCTGCTTTCTTACCTGTCTGTATCTCAAGTTCTTTCATATATGCCCTTAGGTCATTGACGTTTGACTGTGCTGGCATATACTTGATGCGTAGTTGTCCTGCCTTCTTGCCTGCCAGTTTGACCTTCATCTCAACATCATCAATCTTCTTAAAGATCTCTTTTGAACTCGTGTTGGTCATCATCGAATCCATACGCATTGAACATAAGCCTTCTGAAAGTTCCAACGTCATATACACACCGTTCATACCAGTCATTGCCCAGTTGACTGCCAAGTTCTGCATGAACAAACTCTTACCCGAACCTGATCCGCCTGCAAATATCTGTAGCTCACCTCTGTTGAATCCACCATACAGTAATCTATCCAACATTGGCCAACCCGTTGATACCTGTCCGTTGCTAGACTTGATCGCTTCTAACCTTGCCTTGGGATCATCAAAATAATCTGTGCCCATGTCCTTGGTCAATGATATCTGCACTGCATCCTTGATCAATTTCTCTACTGGATTGTAGTCGCCCTTTTCTAATAGGTCTGCTGATTTGAGGATAGCACGTTCTAGTTCCTGTCTGCGTGTGAACTTCTCAAACTCTTCTAAGAACCAATCATAGTGTCCGTCCTTGATGTCTGGTATTGCATCTAATTTAATTCTAGCCACTGCTTCTACCTGTTTGCGATCAGGCATAGTCTGATGTTTATCACAGTGTTCCTTGATGAACTTGGCCGCTTCTTGTAACGATCTATCAAAGTTTTCTGGATTAAAGATGTTCTGCACACGAACATAGCTCTGTGCATCCTGCATCATCATTTCCAAGAATAATCTCTGTATCTCAGGTCCGTATTCGTTTATCAAGTTTCTTCCTCGCTAGTTCAATTTTAATCTTACTTGTTTCTCTCGCTGTCATAATAGTTATCAATGTGCCTAACTTGCCATAACGTTTTACAGCATCATTGACATCTTTGATGTCATCTGCCCAATTAGGTATTGATACAGCAAAACCCAGTTCAACAGCACGATCAATCAGTTTAAGTCCTGCCTCATCTTGATCTGGCACCACTGTTATGTCTTTGCGTAGGCTCTTTAACAGTCTTGCCTGCTTGTCATTGATGTCATTGTGTAACAATGCCAAACAATTTAGGCTCAGTGCGTCAAATATACCCTCAACAACTATGGCCTGTGTCCAATGAGCCTGTTGTAGGTCCGTGCCAAACACATATCCTGGCTGTTGTTCACTGATAAACTTTGGTTTGCGATCATCTAAGTATCTCGCAGTGTAGCCAACAAGCCTATCCTCATAGGTATATGGTATAACAATGCGTTCTGCTTGTCTACCTTTTTGGTCTGGTGATATCATATATGGATAAT